AGGGGATGATATAATCAAAATCCTTTAGGTACAATATCAACCACTATTGCTGTAACTGCAAACTTAATCATGAATCTAAAAAGCACTATTGAAATTTATGATAATGTTGGTGTGGATTCTACAATGGCAAATGTTGCAAATGCAGCTAATAATTTGATTTCAACAATGACTGCCTTTAAAGACCATACAGATAGAGTTTCTGGTGTGACTTCATATGCCGATTTTATTACAGAAGCTGGTTCTACTATTGCAACTACAAAACCATTTAAAGATACAGTTAAGGGTTATGCACGAAGTTTAATGTATATTATTTACCAAACTGACGGTATTAGTAATACAGCAATTATGAATGGTTCTCTGACCAGTTTGTTTACTGGACCAGAAGCCAATACATATTCTAACACCTTGACAACATATAAAACTACAGTAAATTCAAGTATCTATTTTTCAAGTCCAAATATCAAGTCTACATTGACCGCAACGCAAGCAAATACAATCAATACTGGAATCAATGCAATGATTACATTTTTTGATACTAGAAGAACACACGATGAGACATTTTTTACTAATATGAAAACCATGGTAAATGATTACAAAACAGTAAGACAGTTCTCAGATATGGGTGAATCTGAAACAACTTTAGTTAATGATTACACAGGAACAAGCAAGCTTTTGACCAGGCTTAACTCATAAATAGAAGATGGCAACCGTAACCACAAACATAGTCGCAGGTTATAGTGATTTGGACTTAAATTTCACTATACATCCTGTCAAAAAAGATATCAATCGCTATACAAATGAGACAGCGATTGTAAATTCTATTAAGAATCTTATTTTGACAAATCACTATGAAAGACCTTTTCGACCAGATATTGGCAGTAATGTTCGTAGACTTTTGTTTGAAAATATGGACACCATTACTGCAACAACATTGGAAAAAGAAATTGCACAGACTATTAAAAATTATGAACCAAGAGCGAACATATCTAGATTGAATGTTTCTCCAGACTATGATAATAATGGATTTAATGTCTATATGGAATTTTATGTTATCAATAGAACAAATCCAATAACAATTAATTTCTTCCTAGAACGGATTAGATAAAGATGGCCAACGCTCGTTTACAAATTTCAGACCTTGATTTTGACCAAATCAAACAAAATCTAAAAAGTTATTTACAACAACAAAACACATTTCAAGACTATGATTTTGAAGGCTCAGGCCTTTCTATTTTGTTGGATATTCTTGCCTATAATACTCACTACAATTCATATTACTTGAATATGATTGCTAATGAGTCATTTTTAGATACTGCCATTTTAAGAGACTCTGTTGTTTCACATGCAAAGACTTTAGGTTACACTCCATATTCAACTACAGCTGCAATGGCAACAATTAATGTTACTGTTGAAAGTGGTAACACAACTCCAAGTATAATTACTCTAGCTAGAGGATTTTCTTTTAGTTCTGATTTGATAGAACAAACTTCATACAATTTTACTTTGTTGGACGATGCAGTTGCAACAAAATCTGGAACAGCTTTCTTTTTTGAAAATTTGCAAATATATGAAGGTTCATTAAACACATATGAATTTACATATAATCAAAATTCAAATCCAAAATCTACATTTATTTTGCCAAGTAGTAACATTGATACAAGCACAATTAAAGTTACAGTATCACCAACTGCAGGCAATACATTTACTGAAGTTTATAATTTAGCGACAGAAATTTTGGATGTTACTGTTGATTCTTCTGTCTTTTTTTTACAAGAAGATAAAAATGGAAATTATAAAATTTATTTTGGTGATGGGGCTATAGGAAAAGCATTAGAAGATGGCGCAGTAATTACTGTTAGTTATTTGATTTCAAATGGAGAGGCTGGAAATAAAGCGTCAGATTTTGTTCCTAATGCGACAATCAATGGACTTAGTCAAATTACAATCACTACAACTAATGCTGCGGCAGGTGGTTCTAGTAGAGAATCTATTGATGAGATTAAATTTAGTGCCGCATCACAGTTCTCTTCACAAAACAGATTGGTAACATTTAAAGATTATGAATCTTATATAAAGAAGAACTATCCAAATGTTGATTCACTATCCGTATGGGGTGGTGAAGATGAAACTCCACCATCATATGGTAAAGTTTATATCGCATTAAAACCAAAAACAAATTACTTTATTTCAGAAACAGAAAAACAAAGAATCATTGACGAAATTATTAAACCAAAAGCGATTGTTGCCGTAAGTTCAGAAATTAGAGATGCACAATTTTTGTATCTATTGGTTAAAAATACAGTTAAGTATGATAAAACTAAAACTGTTAGTTCCGTTAATGCAATTACAACTGCAATTAGAACTGCAATCATCAACTATTCAAATACTAATTTAAATAAATTCAATTCGACTTTTATTCTTTCTAAATTACAAGAAACAATTGATGGTGTTGATACTAACACAATTGTTGGTTCAGAAACACTTTTAAGATTAGAAAAACGATTTGCGTTACAATTAGGCCAATCAACAACCTATGAAATTGATTATAACGCATTGTTGCGTAGAGGCACTTCAACCAATAAGTTAACAAGTTCTCAATTTACTGTATTTGATACAGTTGGTGTTTTAAGAACAGCACAGATTGAAGAGACACCGGAATCATTTACTGGTGTTTCTGAAATTCAAGTAACAAACGCAGGTATAGGATACACATCTGAACCAACAGTCACTATTACTGGTGATGGTGTCGGTGCGGTTGCAACTGCTGTTCTCACTAATGGCAAGATAACAAACATTGTAGTATCTAAAAGAGGTATTAATTATACCAGAGCATTAGTATCAATCTCAGGCGGTAGTGGTTATGGTGCATCTGCAATTGCAATTCTTGATGGTAGATTTGGTACACTCAGAACATTTTACTATGATGAAAATGCAGAAAAAAAGATTATCAACGCAGAAGCTGGAACAATCAACTACACATCTGGTCTAATCACATTGAATGATTTAAATGTAAATTCAATTTCAACACCAGACAACTTGATGAGAATCGATGTTGAATCTGAAAGAGGTATTATTACTTCTTCAAAAGATACCATCATTACAATTGATGTGGATGATCCGGCTTCCATAACTACTGAATTATCTGAAGTGTAATGACTGACAATAAAGTATCGCTGTTAATCAACAAACAAGTTCCTGAATTCGTTCGGGAAGAGTATCCTGTTTTCATTTCATTCTTAGAAGCGTATTATGAGTTCTTGGAAAACAAACAAGGTACTCAAAAAAATGATTTAACTACCAAATCAAAAGAATTAAAATACATTTCTGATGTTGATGATTCTATTGAAGAATTTGAACAACAGTTTTTAAATTCATATGCTACATTTTTACCAAAAGAAACAACAATAGATAAAGCGCTATTGATTAAAAATGTACTGCCTCTTTACCTATCAAAAGGTTCTGAGAAGTCATTCAAGTTACTATTCAGAATGTTGTTTGGTGGTGAACTTGAAATTAATTATCCAAAAAACAATGTTCTCAGAGCATCTGATGGTAGATGGGAAGTTGAAAACGCAGTAAAAGTATCAACTGAAATTTACTCAAACTATACTGGTAATGGAACAAATAAAACTTTCTACATTCTAGGTAAATTAGGTTTTAGTGAGGTGTCCGTCTATGTGAATAATGTTTTACAGACAACTGGCTACGGCATTAGAAAAGAATCACAAAAATTAGTTTTCAATACTGCGCCTGCGAATAATGCAGTAATTAAAGTTGGATATGCCGAAACTTTAGATAAGGCAATTTTTGCTAATAGAAGAATTACAGGTGTTAGGTCTAATACAACTGCAACAGTAGAAAAAGTTTCTAAGAGTGTCGTTAACAATAAAACAGTTTTAGAATTGTATGTTAACCCAAAGACATTACTTGGTGAATTCATTATTGGCGAAGGTGTAACAACTAATGTTTTTGGTCCAGATAATAATTTAATAAATGTTTCTTTCACAACAATTTCATCACTATTGAGAATCAATATTATTGATGGTGGTTCAAGTTATAATGTTGGTGATCCAGTTATTGTGGCATCTGATGTATCAACGATACCTGCAACTGCAATTGTATCAAAAACATTTAAAGGCACAATCACTAAAGTTACAATTGACGAAGGTGGTTCGGGATTCAAAACAGCATCAAGAATTGCGGCTGTTGGATATGAAACAACAGAATTAAATTTTGGTATTGCATCGGTACAAACATCAACGAAAAACACAGCAAATACATTCTTAGTGTTCTCTGATGTTATCTCTGATGTTGATCCAGCAAATACTTTATTGTCTTCTACGGATTGGAAGTTTCCTGGTAATACATCAACAACAGGCAATACTTACATTAGCACTCCAATTATGAGAGCAATGTCAAATGCATCTTACACTTCAATTGGTGAAATTGCAACTATTTCAATTCTTACTGCAAATGCAGTTGTTGCTACAGTACCAACACTAAATGCAGAACCAGCAACTCTAACAATTTCACCATTAACTGCAAATACTATAAATCCAACAACAGTTTATATTGACACTTATGGTTCACTAGGTAAATTAGTTATTGATAATGGTGGTTCGGGGTATGTAAAAGGTGATGAGATAATCTTCACATCAAAACCAATGTCATTTGGCACAGGTGCAGAAGCAGAAGTTATCAATGTATCACCAATTGGTGCAGTTACGAATGTTGCATTTGTGCCATCAAAGATTACAGGTACTGCAAATGTAACTTCGGTATCAAATGTTATGGTTGCAGGCAATGGAACATTGTTTACAAGTGAGTTAATTGTTGGTGATAGAATTATGATTGGTAATGAAACCAAGAAAGTAATTGTTATTGCATCTGATACTTCATTAAATGTCAATACATCATTCTCGGAAATTAAAACTGCAAAAGCAGTTAGAAAATTGGATACTAATTTAGTTGGTGGCCAAGGTTATACACAAGATAAAATACCAACAGCTGCAATCAGTTCATCGACTGGTGCGGGTGCAATCGTAAGAGTAATCGGTATCTTAGGTGATGGTGAAAATCTAATTGCATCTGGTACAAAGAGACCAGGTGAAATTGAAGAAGTTACAGTCACCAATCCAGGTGAAGGATTCACCTCAACTCCACAAGTTGACTTAACATTGTTTGGTGACGGAACTGCGACTGCAAACGCAACATTGTCACAAACTTATGAATCATTTCCAGGAAGATGGACTACTTCAGACAGTATTTTGTCTTCTTCAGATAGAAAAATTCAAGGTAGAAATTATTACATGGATTACTCATATTTGTTATCCTCTACTGTGGAGTTCTCTAAATATAAAAAGATATTCAAAGAATTAATGCATCCAGCTGGATTTCAAGTATATTCAGAAATGCAAAGATTGGATGTACTAGATTCATCTGAAGCAACAATAGATACATTAGTTTATCCAGAAACCATTAAAACTCTTTCTGGTAAAGTAAATGTTGCAAATTCAAGCATCTATGTAACAGGCATCAACACGAAATTTAATGTCGCAAACAGTCTTGGTTTTATAACACTTGGTGCTTCC